CAAAGTTAATACAATACGTGATTCTAAAGATTTTACTAATTCGAATCGCAAAAAGCGTAAAAGTGTTAATTATAAATATGTCTTCAACAAAAATGGTCTAATTTCTAGAGATAAGTTTGATGGTGATCTATTTGACGCTGATGGTCTTAACGTTTTTAAACATAAAGAACTCTCAGATGTAAGAACTTCAACAAGACCTCAGAAATTTTCTAGACCCCCAGAAATTTCAACTGATTTTATTCATCAATTCCCCGAATTATTTAGTGAGTTTAATGAATTTGATATTGATAAACACCTTATTGTTGAAGGTTGCTTTGATAGTAATAGACATACTATACAAGCTCAAATGAATTGTAAGAATTTTCTTGGTGGTGTAACACCAGATTTACGGCATTATTCTTTAATGTCAACTGCAATTAGAGATGTAATTAGAAAACTTAAAATTGAAGAATTTAAAGGTGTTGATATTACTGATATTCGTGATTTTGATTTCAACCTTGAAACAAAACCTGGGTACAGATATGAACACTATTTAAATAAAATCAAGAAGGAAGAGTGCGTGGATGAAGCTGTGTTTTTAGCTGAAGAAAGATACAGTAAAATTGTTTCTGCTACAAAACAAGGAAGAGTAATAACTAGAGAAGAAATTATTCCTGGTATATATACTATTGGTGCTAGAAATAAAAGAGAGGATGACATTTGTGAGGGCGATTTAATTACGTCTAGAGCTGTCCACATGCCTGAGTTTCACGTTGAGTTGCATAGTGGAATATTTAGTGATTTACTTACTACTTGTTTCGTTGAAAAGGGTAAAGGTCCATTGTTCATTGGAAACTCATTTTTAAAAAGTGATCGCTTTGAGACACTCCTTATTAATAATGAAGTTGCGTTTGAGGGTGATTGGAAGAAGTTTGATTCTACACTTTGCAATTCATTAATTACGATGGCTGTGTGCATTTGTCGTTTATATTTTCCAGAAGGTCTTTTATACGATAATCACTTTCTCGCTATCCTTGATTCTTTAGTTATTAAAGATTACCACGTTGTTGGTGGA